GTGCGAGAGAAGCTGACGGCGCGTCGACTGAACAGCCTAGAAGTCACCGACAAGGAATACGAAGTCCACGATACCACCGTGCCCGGCCTGTTCGTGCGCGTGACCGCTGCCGGGGCGAAGTCTTACGTCGTCACCTGGGCGCGTGGTCGCAAGAAGGCGCTAGGCCGTGTCGGCATCCTGACGCTTGAGCAGGCACGGGAAGAGGCGCTGCAGTACCTCAACGAGGCCCGCAAGCACGGCGAGCCTCTGGCAGTCACCCAAGGCCGCCGCGGTGCTGGCACCCCTACCCTGCGCAGCTTCATCGATGACCACTATATGCCGTGGTTCAAGGCCCACCACAAAGGCCACGAGAAGACGCTGCACACGCTCGATACTAGTTTCGAGCCGATCATGCACCGCCGCCTCGATGAGATAACCGGCCGCGATCTGGAGCAGATCCGCACCGCTTGGCTGAACGGCGGTAACAAGCCATCCACCGCGAACCGGAAGATGGGCAGCATTAGCGGAGTATTCAGCCGAGCCGTGGAATGGGCCTACCTGCCCGCCTCCCCCCTGGAGAAGGTCAAACAACTGAAGGTCGATTCGATCGGCCGCATCCGCTACCTATCGAAGGACGAAACCAAAGCCCTTAGGGATGCGCTGAACGCACGCGAAGAGCGAATCAGGGCAGAGCGTGACAGCGCAAACGAATGGCGCTCAAAACGCGGCAGAGAGGCTTTGCCAGACCTTCGCGCCCTCGCCTTCGCCGATCACCTGAAGCCGATGGTTCTGCTCTCGCTCAATACCGGGATGAGGCGCGGCGAGCTGTTTAACCTGCGCTGGCATCACGCCAACCTGCAAGCGAAGACCCTCACGGTAGCCGGCGAAGGCGCTAAGACCAGCGAGACACGACATATCCCGCTCAACGCCGAAGCGCTAGCCACTCTTCAGGGATGGAACGACCAGGCAAGCGGTACCGGCTACATCTTCCCAGGTGACGACGATAAGCCCATGACGGACGTGAAAACCGCCTGGCTTGAGCTACTGAAGAGTGCCGGCATCGTCGGCTTCCGCTGGCACGATATGCGCCACGACTTCGCATCGCGGCTGGTGATGGCTGGCGTCCCGCTGAACACGGTGCGCGATCTGCTGGGGCACGCGGATATCAAGATGACCCTCCGCTATGCCCACCTTGCACCGGATAGCAAGGCGGCGGCGGTCGATCAGCTCATTTGACGGATTTAGCCATGATCGTCTTGTACTCCTCATATGAGGGCTGGAATGGCTTGTTCTGCGCGAGAAACTGGACGTAAGCCTTTATCGTTTCCCACTCTTCCCTCACCAGCTCCATATTGACCATGAAGGGCACCGGCGGCTTCAGTCCCATTCGGGCAGTCAGACCATTCAAGTCGCCAAAGACGTCAAAATCCCCCTCAAAGTAGGCCGTTTCGTGGCTTAGCACGACGAAGGCCGCGTTAAAGATGTCATCCCCAGAGATTCGACCACCTAGAGCACCGGCTCGCAGCTGAAAAAGGACATCATCATCAGTCCATATAGCTTCGAGAACCGCAAGAAAGCTGATCCTCGGCATCTTCTTAGAGCTCTCGAACGGGTTCTCCACTTGAGTGGTCTCCAGCCCCCACTCCAAGAACTCCTCCATCAGTTTCACGATCTTGACCCGCTGTGACGCCGCGAGCAGCTCAATCCCGGCCTTTAGGTATGGATCAACCCTGGCTGACATCACTACTTTCTTCGATCTATTTGCCATCGCCCCTCCTCGTATACAGATCAATGCGCTTGCATTCCGTGTTACTTACACTTAAATTGTCTACGTCCCGTCCAGTATCGTCTGGATGGAGCTACAACGCAACGGAGAAACACATGAACCAAGCCGCAACGCTGCAACCCCTCGCTGTCGGCCCTGAAGAAGCCGCCAGCGCGTCCGGAATCACCCGTTCCGCCGTCTACGAAGCCATTGCCCGAGGAGACCTAGCGTCGTTCAAGGCAGGGAGGCGCCGCCTGATCCTCGTCGAGGAACTACGCGCCTGGCTGAACCGGATGGCGAAGGAGAACGCTCGGTGAACACCGAAACGCTGAAAGTGAAACTGATTGGGAAGGCCGGCGCCGTGCTGGGCTGGCTGAACCTACCTGGGACCGCCAAGTTGGCGGATCTCGAACAGCTCCGGAATCTTGGAGCGTATCGTTTGGAGGTTGTATGAGAGAGAACCTGAAGGGTAAGCCCGAAGCGGAGCTGCAACTCCGCCAGGGCGACTACCAAAACGTCATGAGCATGACTGCACGGATTGTGGCACCCGCCACCGATCTTGTCGACCACTCCGCCGAGGCTCAGGCGGCCAGGCTGGTCGCCGCGTTGCGTACCGGTCCCGTATCGACGATCACCGCCGCTAAGGACCTGGACATCGTTCACCCCCCGTCAACCGTGCGCCGCTTGCGCCGCGACGGCTGGGGAATAGTCACCGAATGGACCTATATCCCCACCGAGGCGGGCAGGAAACCGCACCGGGTAGGCCTTTACGTCCTCGTTGCAGAAGCGGCCTAACGGCCGCAAGCCGGCAGGGCGACCCTCTGCCGGCCTTCTGAAGGAAGACGGGAATGGCTATTCGCAAAGGCAAAGGCAACACCAAGACAAAGGCGCCACCGTTCGTGATGCTGCAGAAGGCGATGATCCAGTCGGCCGGCTACAGATCACTGAGCTTCGTTGCGCGCGGAGTTCTGGTGGAGCTTCTGGCGCAGTACAACGGCGAGAACAACGGCGACCTGTCCGCCACCCGAACCATGGCAAGGGATTGGGGTATCGGCTCAGCGCACACGCTACAGAAGGCGCTCGCCGACCTGGAGGAAGGCGGATGGATCATCCAAACCCGAAGCAGTCTGTTCAACCGGCACGGCGCCCGGTGCGCCCTGTACGCAGTCACCTGGCTACCGATCGACGAATGCCCTGGAAAGGACTTGGAGGTAGCGCCTCGCCGCGCCCCGCTGCGCCCACTACCAACCCTGTTCAGTTCGAAATCTTCCGGTGCAGAAACTGCACACGTACCGGTGCAGAAACTGCACAAGTAGAAAGCTGCGTCCGTACGGTTTCGTACGGCTCCGTTTCGGGCGCGGCCCTATATGTGCAGAAAGTGCACCGTAATCGACGTTCTACGTGTGCAGAAAGTGCACACCCTTTTAGATATCTACCACCCACTACAGGTTTTGCTCACCGACGAGCTGCTTCAAGTAAGGCCAGCAACAACAGATAACCAACACACATTCACGCGGCACCGTGAACCTAGGGAGGGGGACCGGCGCCACGACAGGAGTAACAACCATGAACGCAGTAGCTGAACCGATCGACCCGCGCACCGCTGTAGTTACGTTTCTAGCTTATGAAGGTCAGGCAGGCGTATCGCCGCTTAAAGACCTGCTAGCCGTACGCCCTGGAGTTCCAGCCGCAGCAGCACTAGAACAGGCGTCAAACCTTTTGTCTCTTCTGACCGGCCCGATCTACGCAGCCGCAATGGGTGAAACGCCGCTGGACGGCAATCAAGCCTGGCTGCTTCATCACACGCTTGAGACCGCGAAGGCCATCGTCGACGCCGTGAAAGATGGCGCGGAGGTGGGGCAATGAATGCCGAAGCGTGCAACCTGGCTATTTTTGCGCGTGACCAGGGCAAACACCTTGCCGCTGTTATGCGAGCCATTCAGCTCGACGCAAAGCACAACGACGGGCGGGGCGGCGCCGATCTGGCTGCGCTGGGCCAATACTTGGCTGATGACCTGAACGGCTACATGGATAGCGAGGCCGAGCGCATCCAGCGTGGGGGTGATAAATGAGCGCAACAATCGTTTCTATCGACCAAGACGCCGGAGTGATACCCGACCAAGGCGCGCACATCGACGCATTCGGCCAAGTGATGCTGCTGGGCGTGTTTTCGGACCTCTGCCAGTACCGTGACAGCGAAACGGATCAGAAGCGCGCCACGGAGCTGGACGCTATCGTTAAACGGATGGGCAAGCTACTGGAGCGATACGAACCATGAAGCCGGGAGAACGCGCACTGTTCGCTAAGATCGCACCCATGGTCGCCCACTGTGACGGAGCGGTCGCCGCGCTGGAGCTGTACCAGGCCGACGCCGACCGCGGCGAGCTGGATACCAAGATGTTGTCGGGCTTCCTGCAGGGCCTGTTCGCAGCCGGCGTGCTCAGCGACGAGAATCTGGCCTCGCTCGATACGCGGCGCATCCACTGACCCACCAGACCCCGCTACCGAGCGGGGTTTTTTATGCGCTCAGACCTGAGCACGTTTCGTGCACCAAGCGTTCAGCAATCGTTCAACACCTGTTCAACGTCCGTTGAAACCCAACCCTAACCGGCCGGGTTACCGCTGGGTTTCCAGAGTGGTGAAAGCACCACGGTGGAGCCGCCCCGCCACTGTGTAGGAATCGACACACTGTGTCGTTTTCGACACTAAGTGCCATTCCTAGCACTGCGAGACAGACCAACCCGTCCGACTCGGACCAGATCGGCGGTTTCACCCGATCAAGACCGCGGGTTTCCCACCGGCAAGCCCGGGGCTTTTCCTCAAACTGAGGAAGTCTCACCGAGACCGAACCGTCTCACTGAGACCAAAACGTCTCACTCGTTCGCCCTGATAGCAGGCCGGAGCAGGCGCCACCGTCCCACTTTGAGTGCTTACGAATTACTACAACACTTTCTACGTTCCCTCCCTTCGCATACGCCCGCCGCTTCGCCCTCTCTCTCGTATCAGTCGAACACCTAAAAACTACTGTATGGGCAGACAGGAAAGTGCTTGCAATAGGCCTGATTAGGTCTAATATATGTAGCTATAGACGACACGTCGTCTTTGTTTACATACCGGGGAATGCAATGAGCACCGCTAAAACCAGAGGCCGCCAGCACAAGCCGACCCAATCCGAGGTCGCTGCAGCCTGGGATCGAATTCGAATCAAGGCAGACCAGGGAGACGTTGCGGCATCTGCGCTGCTGATCGCCTTGGCGGAAAAGCGGCCGGTTCTACCGGTGGAGGTCAGCGCCCCATGACAGCCAGCCGCTCTAGAAACCGCCTCGCTGACGTAAGTGCTACGGCTCAGTGTGCGCGACTCCTGGAGCGGCTAAAGGTCGGCTCCATCAACAGTTTTGAGATCGTGTCGGAACTGAACATCTGCCGCCCCGGCGCCCGAATCGCTGATCTACGGGCAGACGGCCACCCAATCCGCACCCACCTTTCCGACCTGATCGACGAGCACGGCTTCAAGCATCCCCGCGTGGCGACTTACTACCTCACCGCTGCCGAGGAATCCGCCGCATGACCCCCGAAGAGTTCAAGGAGCTGCGCCGCCGAGAGGCACGCCAGATCATCCAGGCGATGGGCCTGAAGATGACGACCCGCCCCAATGGGCTGATTCGCGTTCACGGTCGCGGCCTGGACGTAACCGTGCGGGATCTGGCCTCGCTGCAGGAATCCGATTTCCGAGGGGCGTGGTGATGCATCCCGTCCAACTGGAAACCGGCCCCCGCCTGCACCGTGCCGCCCTAGGCCTCCCCGAGAAATTCCATGTTCGTCTGAAGCAGCAGGGCCGCACGTTAGTGGTTCTGCAGGGCGACACCGAGCAAGAAGCACACGAACGCGCTCAGCGGCTCGCTGACGCCCTTTTCAGCAATCAAGGAGGGTGGACCATTGAGCCAGCCTGACCTGCGCGTGGTGCAAAGCACTGCCGATTATGCGAACGGACCAGACGGCACCGACCTGGAGACAGCTCTGGAGCTGATGGCAGGGGAATACGCCCTGCTTGAGCGTGACGCCGAAAGCCTCGGCATCGATATGGACGAGATCGACCAGGAGTTGGCCGAGATCACTGCGAACGCCGACGCCTTGCTGGCCGGGATCGCCGGGCTGGTGACCGAATGACGCTCTATACCGACGGGCTGATTATTCGCCGAGATCGCAACATCCTGGACGACGTGGTAACGGGCCAGTTCGATGCCGCCGAGGCCGCTGCAGTCGAAAGCTTTGTTCGCTCTCCCGTGTCGTCTGCCTTCAGAACCAATGAGCTGACCGACGCCGAGTTGGGGGAGGTTATCCGCCCTGCCGTGACGGCCCGCGGTTACACCTCGCCAGAGGTTCGCGCCGAACCCGAAACCCCGCTGCTGACCGCAGAGCAGGCCCGCGCCCGCATCAAGGAAGAAGGCCTCGACCTGACCGTCGAGGATTCCGGCATCCGCGCCGGCGCCCTGGATATCCTGATCGAGCGCAAGCGTGAAGAGACCAAGCGCAAGTTCATCCTGGACAACGCCCCCGCCTCGACCATCCCCATTCAGCTGCTGGCCGGCTTCGCAGCCTCTGCCATTGATCCGATCAACATCGCCGCCGCCTTCGTGCCGGTAATCGGTCCGACCCGTTACGCCGCGATGCTGGCCAAGACAGGCAGCACCGCGGGCCGATTCGGAGTTCGTGCTGGCGTGGGTGCGCTGGAGGGCGCAGTGGGTACCGCCCTGGTCGAGCCGATTGTGCTCAATGCTGCGAAGCGCGAGCAGGCCGACTACGACCTGGCCGACAGTCTGCTGAACGTGACATTTGGCACCGTGCTTGGCGGTGGCCTGCACAGTGTCGGCGGATATGTCTCTGACGCCATCAAGGCGCGCACGCTTGCGACGATTGACGCCGAGGCGCCCCGATCTATTGCCACGCCAACCGAACGCAGCACAGCGACGCTCCCGCAAGCCCTGGGGCGTATCAGTGATGACTCGATGGAAGGTCTGCGCCTTTCCCTGGCTCGGGGCATTGAGGCGGACCGTTCGACCCTGGCTGCAGCCGCTTCCCGCCAAGCTGCTGATGAACTGACCCCGATCATTCGCGCTGAATTGGAGAGCTCGACAGCCGGCCGCCAGCCGAACGTGCGCGACCTGAAGGCAGAGCGGGAAACCGTCCAGGTCGCTCTCGAACAGCTCGACGAGAGCTTCAAGGTTCGCGCCAAAGAGTTTCAAGCCACCCTCCCCCGCAAACAGGCCGAACGCGCCGCACGCGAGGCGATAGAGGGCGAGCGGCAGCAACTGACGGCTAGGCGTGGAGAGATCGATTCCAAGCTGGAACTGAGCCGGCAGGCAGAGCAAGCCGGCGCCGATCTGGCCAGCATCCGTCGCGGCGAGATTCCAGACAGTTACCGGGCTCGCGTTGCCGAACGCGCCGACGAAATCGCCCGTGGCTTCGACCTGAAAGACACCGCCCGGGCAAAGGCCGAGGCCGCCCCCTGGCAGGTCCGGGAGAACGCCCTGCGCGCCGCCGTGGCTCAGTCCGTCACCGGCCGACCAGTGAGCATCGAGGCCGTATTCGATCTGGCCGACCCGGTGAAGCGATCCGCCGCCCTGGAGCAGATCAAGCAACCCGCAACCCGTAGCGCCGACCCTGCCGCCGAGCGCGCAAGCCGCGCCGCCGATGACGCGCTGAAGACCAAAGACATTGCCGACCCGGCCACGCTCGACAAGCTGCTGGCCGATGAACTGGCCCTGACCGACGAGATGGTCCGCCAGGCCGGCATCAACCCCGCATCGATCTACCGGGAGGCCGACGAACTGCTGGCCGACGCCGAAACCTACGCCGCCGCCTACCGGGCCGCCGCACTTTGCCAGCTGAGGAACTAATGGCCGCTCAAGATTGCATCAACACTATCCAGGCCGCCGCTAAGGCTGCAGGACGCGAGCTGAACGAACAGGAGATGGTCGAGCTAGTCGAGGGCCTGCAACAGCGAATCAAGGCCCTGCGCGCTGCCGATGAGATGCTGGGCGCCGAGGATGCCGCCCTGAAGGCCGCCGACGACCTATCTGCCGAATCGCTGCAGGCCGCGAAGCTGGAGAAGCGCAACGCCGCCATCAACGCACGGCGCCGCCTGGAGGCCATCGGCTACATCCGCAGCACCTGGGCGGATCGTCCTGACTTGGGCCTGGAATCCTTCCTGGTTGGAACCAACGTAGCTCGGGCCGGGGCGCGCCGCTCAGTCGCTGCCGAACAGAAACAGCTCTCGAACGCCTATATCGCGGGCTTCCTGAATGACATGGAACAGGCCGACCTGCTGCCGTTCCTGACCCGCGGCGACAACGACTCCGAGATAGCCGACGCCCTCTGGCGTATCGGTACTGATCGCCCGCTTGATGGCCTGGGCCGGGAGTCGGTCGAGATCGCTCGCATCATGCAAAAGTACCAGACCGCCGCTCGGTCGGATGCCAACCGGGCCGGCGCCGAGATCCGCGACTTGCCGGGCTACATCGTTCGCCAGTCGCATGACCCGTACAAACTGGAGCGCGCTGGGTTCAGCCAATGGCGCGACGAGATCAGCGGCTTACTCGACGAGCGCACCTTCGAGGGCGTGACCGACCGCAGCGAGTTCCTGTTGGCCGCTTACAACGGCCTTGTCTCTGGCGTTCACCTGAAGGCATCCACGCCCGAGGCCTCTGGCTTCAAAGGCCCGCGCAACCTCGCCAAGAAGGTCAGCGCCGAGCGTGTGCTGCACTTCAAGGACGGTCTGTCCTGGCACCAATACAACAAGGCCTACGGCACCGGCTCGCTGCGTGAGGCATTCCTGGGCGGGTTGGACCAGGCCGGCCAAAACACCGGACTGATGCGCCGCCTGGGCACCAATCCCGAAAGCAACTGGGAAGCGATCCTCGACGAGCTGCAGCGCGATCTGATGGACAAGCCGGTTGAGCTGCGCCGCTTCCAGACCGATCGCCGCGGCTGGCTGAAGACCCGTTTCGCGGAAGTGGACGGGACCGCCCGCCTGGCAGTGAACCAGCAGGCGGCCAGAGTTGCCTCGAACATCCGTGCTCTGCAGTCCATGGCCAAGCTGGGCGGCGCTGTTATCTCGGCCGTGACTGACCTTCCGGTCGCGGCCAGTGAGATGCGCTATCAGGGAAAGGGGATGCTCTCCTCGATGGGCACCCTGATCGGTGGAATGGTAAAGGGGCGCAAGCCAGCCGAGCAGCGCGAGATCCTGTCCAGCTTGGGCGTGTTCTTCGATAACGTCCGCGGCGACGTGGTTTCCAAGTTCAGCGCCGATGATTCCCTGGGCGGGAAGATGAGCGGGCTACAGCAAAAATTCTTCAAGCTCAACGGCCTGACTTGGTGGACCGACACGATGCGCAGCACCGCGGCGCTGATGATGAGCCATCACCTTGCCTATAACCGCGCGATGAACTGGGATCAGATGAACCCGGATCTTCGCCGAACCCTTGAGCTGTTCGACTTCGACGCGGGGCGCTGGGATCTGGTGCGCGGCACAGGTGCCAAGCTGGCCGATGGCCGCGAGTACATGACCACTCAGGGGCTCGACGATATCCCCGAGGCCGACCTGGCCGCCTACCTCACCAGCAAGGGCCGCACAGCCAACACCGCCGCAGTAGCAGAGCTGCGTGAAGAGCTAGGCGCCCAACTACGCAGCTACATTACCGACCGGGCCAGCTATGCGGTCATCGAGCCGGACGCCCGGACGCGGGCCATCATGCGGCGCGGCACCCAGCCCGGCACTGTCGCCGGCGAGCTGCTGCGCTTCGTGGGTCAGTTCAAGGCCTTTCCGGTGGCCATCCTGCAGAAGTCGTTCGGCCGAGAGCTGTACGGCCGCGGGTATACGCCGAGCGCCTATGCCGAGGGCGCCGGTCGGGAGCTGATCCAGGCGCTGCGCAACGGCAACGGCGAGAAGCTGGGCATCGCTCAGTTGCTGATCTGGACCACCCTTTTCGGGTACGGCGCCATGACCGCTAAGGATCTCCTGAAAGGCCGCGAGCCCCGCCCAGCTGATGACGCGAAGACCTGGGTAGCGGCAATGCTCCAAGGCGGCGCCCTTGGCATCTATGGCGACTTCATCTTCGGCGAGGCTAACCGGTTCGGTGGCGGCCTGATCGGCTCCCTGGCAGGCCCGACAGCGGGCGCCGTCGAAGGGCTGGCCGACGTGCTCTACCGCGTCCGCGATGGCGACGACGCAGCCGCTGCAGCCGTCCGGTTCGGCATTCAGCAGACCCCGTTCCTCAACCTGTTCTACACCCGCGCCGCGCTCGATTACCTGGTTCTGTACAGCGTGCAAGAAGCGCTGAACCCCGGATCGCTGCGCCGGATGGAACGCCGCATCGAGAAGGAAAACGGCCAGAGTTACCTGCTGGCTCCCTCCCAAACACACCTCGACCCGTTCGGGCTTGAGTAGAGGCATACCGGTTGCACCCCGGCAGCCGCAAATATCCCAACACCGATAAGGAACAAACCATGACCGCCACCGCCCGCAAAATCGACGAAGTAGAGAACAGCCTGTACGCCCGCCGCGAGGCTCTACAGGCGGAGCAGGCAAAGCTGAACGAGGAGCACGGCGCCGCGGCGCTTGCTGCAGCCGAAGGTATTCAGGATGCGACCCGCCAGATCCCGGCCATCAAGCAAAAGCTCCGGGAGATCCAGGACGAGCTCGCCGCCCTCGATGCGGCCGACCGAGTGCTGAACTGCAGGAAGCACGAAGCCACAATCAAGGCGCGCATGAATGAGGTGAAAACAGCTGCCGCACGCATCCCCTCGGCAGCTGCGAAAGTCTCGGATGCTTGGACAAAGTTCGAGGCATCGATGGCTGAGATGGGGCGCGCCTGGGAGATGCTGGAAGCTGCGACCGACGAGGCGAACCGCTTAGGCCGTATATGCCAGATGGCAGGGGCTCCGGCCGACCGCTACGAGGTGTCCAATGATGTGTCCGTGCATTTGCTGCAGAGTATGGCCGGCAAGCTCCTCTGGATCGCGACGAAGGACAAGATCCAGCACGATCCCTATAGCTTCGGAAATACCCCGGCAACGCCAGCAGAGGTCCGCGAGCGCATCGACTACAGTCTCAACAACTTGAAGGTGAACGCTCAACGCCACACTGAGCGTGCTCTCGCGGTGATTCAACGTGACGCCTAAGCAAGAGGCCTTCTGTCTGGCCTACATCGAGACGGGCAACGCGAGCGAGGCCTATCGACGGGCCTACAACGCGGAGAACATGAAGCCGGAGACGGTGAACCGGAAGGCTAAGGATCTCCTCGATAACGGCAAGATCACGGCAAGGCTGGCAGAACTGCGCGAGCCCATCCTGGAGCGTCACGGCGACACCGTAGACAGCCTGCTGGAAGAGCTGGAGTCAGCCAGGGCGCGGGCATTGGCAGTTGACCGACCATCTGCCGCGGTATCGGCCACGATGGGCAAGGCGCGCCTCCTGGGGCTCGACCGTCAGCAACTGGATGTGACGGTTGATTTCAAGGTCGGCTTGGCTGACAAGCTGAAGGCGGCACGGGAGCGAGCCGGCCGGGTTTAGGTGGGGCAAAACTGGATTAGTCGGCGAGTGCCAGGGCCAAAACCCCGACAGCCCGCGCGCCTTTCATTGGTTGGGCGGTGGCAGGCATACCCAACACCAGCGGAGAGAATCAGTGTCGATTGCCTATGGTCGCCCAACGCAAGAATCTGTCCCGTTTCCAAGAGAGCTCGCTGTCCTGATTGTGAAGAAGGCGTGCCGGATGGCAGAGAAGTTCGAGAACGAGTGCATCGACACAATGCAGCGTGATGCCCGACGCGCCCTGCAGCGTGGCACCGATCCCGCCGCCATCGTTCGCCAGCTCGGCCTCTGATAAACAATCATCGAAAATCAAAATGGGGGGCCTGCCGGCAGATGTGGGCCAAAGCAGACCCCACTCGGCACTAATCTATCTAGTTGCCGGGTGGGGGCCACTCGGCACTGCTGCACAACTGGGGGGCCAGGTGAATGACACACGAACGCACCTGTTCACTTTCGGTATAGCTGAGCTAATACGGGCAAATACGAGCAAAAAGGGCTTTATTTCCTTTTGTGGTACGTCTAAAGTGCAACACTATTAAGTGAGCACCTTAAATGCAACACAGGGAGATTCAGCCATGTTCGTTCGCGCCTACCTTCGCGCCTCAACCAGTGAGCAGGACGCCAGCCGCGCCCGCGCCGCCCTGGAGCAATTCGCTGCCGATCACGGCCAGCACATCGCTTGCGAGTACCTGGAGAACGAGAGCGGCGCCAAGGCCGACCGCCCCGAGCTGCTGCGCCTGCTGAAGGATGCCAAGAAGGGCGACGTGCTCCTGGTCGAATCGATCGATCGCCTATCCCGCCTGCCGGCCGAGGACTGGCAGAAGCTGAAGACCGCTATCGACTCCAAGGGGCTGCGCATCGTCGCGCTGGATCTGCCGACCAGCCACCAGGGTATTGCCGACACCAAGGGCGACGAGTTCACCGGCCGGATGCTGGCCGCTATCAACTCAATGCTGGTGGACATGATGGCCGCCATCGCCCGCAAGGACTACGAGCAGCGCCGGGAGCGCCAGGCGCAGGGGATTGAGAAGGCGAAGGCCGAGGGGCGCTATAAGGGGCGCCCGGTTGACGCTGACCTGCACAAGCGCGTCCGCGAGCTGCTGGCCGCTGGGCTTGGAGTTCGGGCCACAGCAAGGCACGCCGGCTGCTCGACTACGACCGTGCTCAAGATCCGCGATCAAGCATCATGACCACGGCCTACTTATTTCGTGGCCAGCCACCACACCAGTGAGCAAAAGGCCCCGAGCAGAGTTCCAGCGATGAGAGTGCTTTGAATCAACGCTCGAACAGTCGTCCGGCCAATGGACGCATAGAAGTCGTCCACTGCTTCGGAGCCCATCCCTCTCGCAAGCAGTTCATCTGCGACACCGCGGGCGCGTTGAGATAAGAAGAAGAACGCCACTACCAGCGCGACCAGATAGCAACCGCCGAAGATCCACAAGTACATGATTTCGCCTCCCTGCGCATAGACTGGCCAGATACTATCAGGCCGGCAACGCAGGGGGTATTAGAGCAACATTTGACGATGCCAAGAGGTGCAAGCTGCACCCGCATTGCACCCACGACAGGAAGCCGACGCAGACTCTAAACCGCTGGAGACCGCATGGAATCTGGCGTCCCAGGCGAGGTTCGAACTCACAACCTTCCCCTTAGGAGGGGGATGCTCTATCCAATTGAGCTACTGGGACTGATTGCGCGGCCGGCATGTTAGCGAGCCAGATGCGCTTTGTCATGTCGTTCGTGGGGCCAACGCTGCTCACCCGCCCTGTCTCGGCCGGGATTTGTCATCATGCAAATTGCATTGGTCGCGGCGTGCATCCGTGCAAAGCGCAAGCTCGCCTCTGACACACTCCAACCTAAGCCATTGATTTTAAATGACTTAAAAGCAATTCACGCTTGGCACAGCGCGTGCAATATGAAAGGCAATCAAATGTGACGCGAAGGATGACGCTCATGATCAAGCCGGTTTCCCTCCTGAGTACTGGATTCGCACTGGCCGCGCTGGCGGCGATGCAAATGCCAGCAGCCGAACCGCAAGCGCATCAATACGAGCCCACCCCGCAAGTTTCCACTCAGCGCGTGCAGTTCGCTGAAAAGGCCCAGATCACGACCCTGAGCGCCACCCAGGGCAGCACATTGGCTCAGCCGCAACGCTGGGTCTTTTAAGGGATTGGATTTTGAGCGGATCGTTCCGCAAAGGAGATATTCATGTCCAAGTTCGCATTGACTTGCCTATTGCTCACCGCGGCCTGTGTGTATGGCGCATTCGCAGAAATACAGGAGCCGGGAGCGCTAGCTGCCGCTTGCAAGGCGGGCATCGGAGTCTTTGGGACGCTGTTCCTGATAGCCCTGATGATTGGGCGCAAAATAAAGTTCGATCCGGTACTGCGTTGATTCATCCCCGCTGTGGAAAATGGACTGCATCACAGTAAAGGCACTTTGATAGCACAACCACTTTACTAATCACCGATTCGTCGTACAATTGGCGCCATGAAGCCGTCTTCTATTTTTTCCCTTGGTCGACGGAACAGCGAGTACTGGTGGTTGTCAGACCGGTGACTACCCCGGCAATACGCCAGCACGCCCACCTGACTAACCGGTTAATTATGCGCCCTATGAAACAGGCAGTTTATTCCAGCCGCACGGCTGACAAATTCGTGGTTCGGCTTCCCGATGGCATGCGCGAACGCATCGCTGAGGTAGCGCGTAATCATCACCGCAGCATGAACTCGGAAATCATCGCCCGCCTGGAGCAAAGCCTGCTGCAGGAAGGCGCTCTGGACGACGATCTGAGCATGCGTTTGGACAGTCCTGAGCTGTCACTGCATGAACGAGAGCTGCTCCAGCGTTTCCGTCAGCTGGCTCACCGACAGCAGAACGCCTTGATCGCGCTGATCGCTCAGGATACCGAGCTCGCCAAGGAAGACTGA